TTGATGTCGAAAACGAGGCCGTCGCGGATAGCCTTCGCTATCGCCTCGGCGACGTTAGCCATAGACCAGTCGCGAGCCTTGGCATCGCTCATTCCGGAAGGCGGGTCGATATTCTTCTGGCCCGCTTCCTGAAGGTCTGCCGTGAGTTGCCTTACAAGTTCATCGTAGGTCACGGAGAGCCTCCGGCATCACCCACGGCAAGCAGCATGCCGCAATTTTCGTTCGACAAATTCTTCTTTTTCATGAAGACGAACGGAGTGCCGCTGTTTACAGTCTTCACTCTTTGAGAGTAATTCATGTCGCGCCAGGAAATTACATAGGACGCACTACTAGGTGCGTTGTAGAATACTGCAATAGCGCCGTCAGGCAAGTCATCCATTTCGACAATGGGATAAATCGTATCCGCAGCACGCTTGAAATACGCGTTATCGCCCGGAATCCAGGAACCATCGACAAAGCCCGTAATCGTTCCCTTGAAAAGCCCAGAAAGGACGCTTCCCAGCGAAATCTCGCCGTTGGCCGTGCGAGCCAAAATCTGGTCCGCCCTGATGAGCGGGAAATTCGCACTTTCGCCAGCGCGTCCGGAAATAGCGCCCGAGAAGCCGCCTTCGGAACGGACGGTACCGCCGACATTCAGTGCGCTCGTAATTTCAACACTCTGATTGAAAGCAGCGTTGCCTTCAACAGTCAGGATATTTTTTACGATGAGGTTTTTTGCGAATTCAACAATCTCGTTTATGGTCACGATAATGTTGTTCGATACAATCTTTGTGCCGATTTGCGCGGTCTTTTGACCACGAATAAACTTGACAAATTCCGCATGGAGTTCAGTGGCCACATCGCCGGTTGCGGCGACACCAAGTTTGTCGTGGTTCAGCGTAGCGGAAGAATTCGCACCGCTACCAGATCCATGCACCATAGAATCGCCAAGCGATAAGCCGGCGGCAAAAACCGCAAGCAAAGCCTTCCAAAGCTGCTCCGAGTCATCCGCATCGAGCTCCAAACCGGCCGTCTCTATAAAGTTTGCAAGTTCTTCCTGGACGGCGTTGCACCATTCAGCATTGAACTTTGTCCCGCGCTGTACACCGGGAACACCGTTCTTGAATACTCCATCAGGTTCAGTTGAAATTCGCTGCATCACGAACCTCCATAGACAAAAAGCATTTTTACATGCGCTGGACTTACGCTTGTAAGCACAGCCTCGTAGTTAGAATCGCCAAAGTCCATCAGCCTCGAATTGCAGTCGCAGGCAAGTTCGTCTTCGGCACCGTAGTCGCCACTGCACCTGGCGTAGGTAAGATTTATCACGCCGATGTCAGATCGCACGATTACAAAAAAGTTCGGGTCCTGATTTCCAAAGTCAACCCCGTCAAAAGCGTCCCGTTCATCTTCTTTCCAATATTCCAAGACATCGACGTCAAGGCCGAACAGTTCAGCGATGGACTTGATGTAGTCCTTGCTGCAGCCACCCATCTTGCGGGCTATACGGATGATTTCACTCTTACGCAGCGCATCACCATCGAACGCAAGCCCCTTTTTCGGAAGCCCTAGTTCACGTTCCCAATCAGTCAAGGATGTGGTCGTGTATGGCGACATTTCGCGGACAAGGTTGCAGAACATCTGGTAGACGGCAGAAAAACCGATAGAAAAAGCGGTAAACAGTTTCCACCAGTTTCCGGCAATTCCCAAGAACCACGCAAAACCGCGCGGCATCAGTCCAAGCTGCGCATGGCGAAAATCTGCTTCAGTTCTTTTAGGAAGTTGCCAAGTTTCCATCAGGCACCCCAATTCTCAAGAACAATATTTGCATCGTCAATTTTCGCAATTTCGGCAACCCAGTTTTCCGGATCTGCATCGGAAGTATCGACAGCAAATTCAAGCGAGGTCACGGAATACCCGTCTTTCGTCGCGGACGTAATCGAGAAACGACTTGCCGTCGAGTTCGACTGGATGTCAACGGACATCTGCGCAAGGTCAACCGTTTTTCCAGGGCCAATTCCGCGCAGATACTGCTTGATAGACGAAATCACGCTTTCCTTTACCGACTCGTTCATCGGGTCAAGGCGTGCAGATATTCCAACATTTACGGCCGTAACGCCAAGCACACGGACGTCCGCAGTAATCGGCCTGCGCGAGTCATCGTTTATATAGTCGGAAACTTCGGCAACCTGGTCGGCACTCACACTCAAGTCATTCGCGGAATAGTTCGCAAGCGCAATCGTAACGGAGTTCGAGTTCGGAGTGTTCGCGAAAACATACGCGTCGCTCACATACGTAAAGCTCATAGCCCATTGCCAGTAGTCGTTCGCGGCACCGCCATGCGGAGGGTTCTGGATGCGGTTGATAAGCCTTGCGCGGTATTCTTCCGCAAGTTCGCCCCACACCTGAACTTCGCCATCGACTTCTACGCCTTCCAGTTTACCGCCGACAATACCGGCAGACTCGATAGACTCCACGCCATCCACATCGGAGTCGCGGAATTCGAGTTCAGCACCTGCCAGAACATCTGAATCTGCACCGTAATGAATCGCAGCGACCGGAACAAACAGGTTCGAAGCCGACACGGCAGTGGTCGTTATTACTTCGTATTCCTTTTTCGTTACCGGGTCGATAAGCGCCGTTCCCTGCTCAATCTCGACAGATTCCGTGCCGTCGGTAAGAGTCACTTTGGCTTTTCCGGACGCGCACACGGGAGCCTTGTGCGGGACCCCGTATTCCGCACCGAACCCGTCAAGGGCCGACACGTCACAAGTCGAAACAAACCTGTTTTTCCAGATTCTTTTCGCAATCAAGGTCATCATGTAGAGCATCGCGCCAAGCACGTGTGCAAGAACCTTCAGCACGCCTTTTCGCAGCGTGCTGGACTGGCCATAAAATTGGATGGCCATCGCGTTCTCGACAATACGGACAAGGTCCTGCAAACTTTTAAATTCCATCTGTAGCCTTCCACTTAATTTCGTAAAGCAGCGCGACGTTTTCGCTGTCTGGCCGTTCTATCGTGATTTTAATCGACATCGTTTCCTTATCGACGATTTCTGCGCTGCACTTTACAGATTTCGCCACGCCGTCCTTGACCATCCACGAAAGAGCTTCGACGACAAGCGTCTCGACCTGGCGGGCAGTGTCATCGGTAAGTTTTCCGGGAAAGGCCTCGTAGATGTATCCGCCAAGAGTTCCCTTTTCATCGAGAGCGTCACCCCACCAACCGCCAACAACGGGAGAAAGGTTCGCCACCTTGTCAAGGTTGCGTTCGCGTGCATAGGTGCCGATGGATATGATGACGACGTTTTCGAGGCTGTCCGTAGTAAGTAAGTCGTGGTCGGCCTCGCTGAAAGCGAGGTCGAAACAGCCATCTTCTCTGCGATGTAAAGCAAGGTCGCTCACACCACAAAAATAAACGACCTATAACATATTAAGGCCGTTTTTGGAACATCTTTTTTAAGGCCCAGGAATGGGCGGAGTTGTCGGGCCCATAGCGGAACCGTGCTTGTGTGCGCTCAAATTGTAGGCGGCGGCATTGACGAATGTTCCGGCCGCATCGACACACTTTGCCGCGACCTCATCGGTTGCAAAAACATGACCCCTTACATCAAGCGCACCTTCGACCAGAAAAGATTTTCCGTTTGTAGGCTTCGCGACAATCGAGCCATCCTTTTTGAGCCAGATGTATTGACCGTAAGGCGAATGGACCGCGACTTCGCCCTCTTCAAGTTTTTCCGGGAAGTCGCTGTGCGTAGCCACGACAACGCCGTTCTCGCGGGAGCCGCCGATGAACAGCGCAATGCCGTCCACCTCGCCCTTCGGGCGACTTGAAAAGCCGTATTGCTGGACAAATTCTACACCGCGCCGTTTTTCGCCTGCAATGAGTTCCACATCGGTTTCTAACTCGCCAGACACATACTTGCTGGCGATAACAGTGCAGCGACCTACAATCAGTCGCAAACGGCTCAAAATGGGTTCCAGGACGTTACCGAAATTCATTTGCCACTCACCGCCTTCTTCACGGAAGCCCACGGGTCAGACTTTGCACCCTTCTTGGCCTTTTTCTTTTTCGACTCGGGTTGCGGTGCGTAGACATCGGGAGAGACTAGCGTCAAGTTCGCCACCGAGCCTGACGAACCCCAGGAATACTCGACCGACGAAACGAGAAGGTCGACAGGAGTCTCAACGAACGCCTCCGGGGCCAAAAGCGAACAGATGACGCCAGGAGTCCACAGACCGCCGGAATGCGACCATCCGCTCACACTTGCGCTAAACTTCATCGACTTTGCCTTGCGCACCTTGCACTCCCAATCCGCTCGGGCCTGCACCTGCTCCTTGTCTACGGAATTCGAGTCCACAATGATCATCGGACGCGTCCGGACCACGTCAGCATCGGACGCTTCGCCGACAACCTTCTTGCGGCCGGTTCCATATACGGAATATTTCGAGAAACGGCCCACAAGCGAAAATTCCACGCTTGCAGAAAGCAGGTTTTCGCCCTGCTTCAAGGCAGGCCCACGCGCACAGGATTCGGGCTTCAGCAGATAGACGCCGCCAAGCCCATCGGAGCACGGCAAAATCCCGCGTTCCTTGCAGAGTTTCGCGATGGTATCAAGCGCTTTCGCTCCGGGCTCCACGGCAAATCGCGGGAAAGCCTTGCCGACATCCACGTCCATCTTGTTCGAGAACTTGAGCCCGAAAGACTTGCAGATGCTGTCGATTATCTCGGCCATCGTCTTGTCTTTCCACTCGAGCGGACTTTCAATGCCGCAGTCGGCAATATCGGCAGTCTTTTCAGACCCGGTAACGCTTATGGCATGGCTGCCCGCAGCAAAACTCGCCTTGAGGTCATCAACGTAGCCACTTATAACCTTCACGCCATCGACAACAACCGTCACGGCATCGCCAGGGAAAAGGCGGACGCGGTCGCCGTCACTGGAACGCGCGACAAGCGTGAGCGAGAACGTCGCGGCAATCCTATCGAGCGACCGCGAGACTCGCGCCTCGGTCCAACTGGAAAACTTTCTGCCGTTCGCAAAAACCTCGATCATTTAGAAAGCACCCTCAAGTTGCGCGGCGTAATGATGAGCGGGTCACAGATTCCGTTGCGTTCCAGGATATCGTCAACGCGGTCCAAGTTGCCGTAGCAGTCGAAGCACGCCGAAAGAATATCGCGCGTACCGTTCATCGGATATTCCACGACCACGGCCAAGTTCGACATCTCGTTTCGAAGATACTTGAGCGCTGCCGCCTGCATGTCCAGCAGGTTCAGGTAATCGTCGATAGAATCCGCAGCTTCTGCGGCAAGCGCAAACGTCTCGGCAACGGCGTCCTGCATTTCGCGGGACTCTTCTGCACTTCCGAACCTGCAGTCGACAACAGACTTCGCCACCATCGACGCGGCACTCATAAGCATAAGACGCCCAATTTCACCAGACAGTTCGTCCGCAGAGGCATAGGCTGTAGACTTCCTATCCGAAACGATAGACTTCATTATCGAGAGGCTTTCTTTTACATAATCATTCGCGGCATCATCTCTGGTCACGACATCTGCAGAGAGCGTGAGAATATGTTGGATGCGGCTTGCAAAGTCCGCAGGCGTGCCAAGCGCTATGCTGACATTCTCGCGGATTTGCGAAACGGTGTTCACGAATTCAGAAACGCTGCGGATGGAACTGCGGGCATCCTCGATCATATCGAGAATGCCGACGGTAAACGCGGCAACGGAATCGACAACAGACTTCGCCTTGCCCAAGATGTCAAACTCTTCAACGAACGTGGATTTCGAATTATCCAGTGTAGCGTCCGCCTTTTCGATGGCAGCGCCACTCAAGTCCTCTACGCTGTTTGCGGTTTCCTTCGGGTCCTGCTCCGGAACGAACACCACTGGAATCTCGATGTATTCCTGCGTCTCGCTCTTGTATGGAACAGTATATTCAGAGCATCGGGCGTTAAATCGCCCGTATTGCGGATGAACTAACTCGAAATAGCCTTCCTTGTTGAACGCCTCTTCAAGCGCATCGCGCTTACTTTCGACATCGACACCGAGCAAAAAAATCGAGAACGAGAACGAACTGACCTTCTTTCCGCCATCCTCGTTTACATGCTTATCCGAAAAAGGAATCGCCTTCGTGATGATGACACGGCCACCACTCTTTTCGACAGACTCCACGAAAAAAGGAATACCGGCGTAAGAACCGCCGACACATTCGATAACGCCGCCAGGCGTCTCGATTAGAACCTTGTGCAGTGCCTGTTCGGCCATTATAGACCCCCAAGAACGTAACCGCGAGACCAGTCAAAGTCGCCCTGTTCGGGCGGCGTAACCTGCACGCCGCGCGGCATATTGGTAAAGTCGACAGAAAAGCGGCTTGTGGTTGTCGTGTGTGTTTCGCTGACAGACTTCGCGACAGTAGAACCGAGCGACGGCGTAGAGCCCGGAGCGGAAGAACCGGACGAAGCCTCGCGCACGGAAGGCTGCTCTGCGTCACCAAAAAGCGAACCAATAATGGGCATACCCTTCACGAAAGACTTGACAGAAGTTATGGCAGCCTTGATGTTTCCGAAAATAGCATCGTAAAGCATCGAGCCGACGTTCGAAATTCCGGACTTGAAGCCTTCCCACAAATCCGCCAACGTATCAGGCAAGGACTTGAAGAAATTCACTACCGGGTCAACAATTAGCGACATGAAACCGTCATACCACCATTTCAGACAGTCCTTGATTTCGTCCCACACGTAGTCAATGGCGTCGCCGACAAGGTTCCAGTTATCGTAGATAGACTTAATTGCAATGCCCCACGAAACGACCGCAGCGACAATAAGCGCGATGGTCGCAAGGACTGGACCACCAAGGAGGCCTGCCAGGAGTTTTGCCCCGACAAGCAAGCCGTGGCCGTAAGTGAAAATGCCCTTGACGGCAACGCCGATAATCTTGAATATCGGGCCCATCTGGTAAAGCCCAAAAAGGATTTTTCCAATCGCAGGCAAGATCGTAATGAAACTCGTCACGAATACTATTGTGCCGGGGCCTATCGCCTGGACAATGGACAAAATCGTGTTCAGGATTGCGGGAATTTTCGGAAGCAGCGACTTGACGTACTCTGCAGTACGGCCGAAAATCTCCTTTACAACCGGCATCAGTTCCTCGCGGTTGTCCTTGACAAAGCCCTGCACGCTCTTGAACAGGTCAATGAAAACAGGGAACAGCTCCTGCGCAACGGAAATCTTGAGCGAGTTCACGGTCTCAAGAACGTCCTGCAGGGCATCGTTGAACGCTTCCGCATTCTTTGCCCCCTCTTCGGAATACCCGCCACCGTGCGACTCGAAATCTGCAATAAGTTTCTTGATGCCTTCATCGCCCTGCGAAAGCAGTTCCGCCATCTTCAAACCGCTCTTGCCGAAAAGTTCCTGCGAAACAAACGCCTTCTGCTCCGCAGACCCTAACTTCTGGTAACTATCGGCAACAGCCGCAATAAGCGACGGCGTGTCCTTGAAATCCGCAAGTTTCTTGCCGCCAAGGATAGAGTCAAACATCTTGAAGGCGGCCTTATCACCGCTGCGAGCCTTACCCAGGCTTACATTGAATCTGCGCAGAGCGCCATCCATCTCCTCGGTAGACATTCCCGCGTGTTTCGCGGCAGAACTAAAAGCCTGGTAATCCTTTACGGAAAGCCCGACCAGGCGCGAAGTCTTTGCAATCTTGTCGCCAGACTTTGCGTACTCTTCTGCAAATCCGTAACTCTTGTCGAAAGCGCTCTTGATGGAAGAACCCAAAGACTTTATTCCGGAAGCGAAAATCTGGACGCCAGCAACCGCGAACGTCTGCTTCATCTTCTTGTGTAAATCGGAAATCGCGGAATCGATTTTTCCAATCCCGGAAACTGTTCCGGTAATGGAGTCCTTGTCCGTGCTGAAACCGAGTTTTACCAACAGAGAATTTGCCATAGTTTCAAAATAAAATTCAGCAATACAAAAAAGTTGTTTTTAGATACATCTTTTCGAGCGTAAAAAGTGACCCGCGAACAGGTCACTTCTTTGGATTCGTCCACTTGGCATACTTTTCTACCGCTTTCAGGCTGAACTCGAAGGCTT